CAATAGGACCAGTAGGTCCAGCAAGTCCACGTTGTCCTGGAACACCAGGAAGTAAAGTTGGGTCAATCTCTGGATACTTAGGACTGTTCGGATTAATAGGCATTATGTAGTAACCTCCCGAACGGTAAAGAATTTGCCAGCCTTATAAGTGTTTCTAGTGCCGTCGTCATTGACAACTTCGACATCCCAATACATTCTTTGTGCAAGCCTCTTTGTTTCGTCTTTTGTTAAACTCAAAGTAATAGTATGACTGGTATTTGAAGTTGATGTGACCGAAACTGTAAATGGCATGTGGGACTGAAGTACTCCAGCCTTCCACCTTATGTTCGCAACAACGCCCGCAGTAACGAGTTGACCCGTATAAGGTAGGGAGTAGGTGAAAGCCACATCTTGATAAGCGGTGAGGTCCACAGAGTCATAAGGACGTTCTGAGGGTTTGTCTCCGTAATCTGGTCGTGGGAGTTCAATTCGTTCTGGATATGAGTAATCGTCCACCTCCTGTGGTCGGTATAGAGGAACGTAATGATTTGTGGCTTTGGAAATTCTGCGGAAAGAAAAGACTTCAATGCGGTACATGCCAAGACCAAGAAGGGTGCAAAGTTCTTTATACTGGTCTTTACGGGCTTGAATCATGTCCATTAACTGACGGTAACGCTCAGAACGTGGAATGGTCACACCGTCTGGAGCAAAGACGTTAATGTCAAAGGCTGAGTCTGTAGCAAGTGTGTACAGAGCGTGAGTTGTTGCAAGGATTGACACAGGGTAGATGTCAATAGAAGGAAGGTTCGCTAAGGTTTTATTGCGACCTAAAGAGTCTTGACTATTGTTTGTGTGCTGTAAAACAGCCGTCTCAACAAACTGAGTAATTTCTGCGGTTGTAAAATATCTAAAGTAATTACCTGATACGGTAATTTGAACGCCATCTACTGGAACGTTATCTGTAACTAGAACCCCTGTGGATTCTTCAATCGAACAATCGTCGGAAACGTCTACTCCATCAAAGGTAACAAAAATACCTGTTGCATCTAGAGGTGCGTAATGTAGCGTGAATCTATTAGTAGTTCCATCAGCCACAAATTGCATGACAAAAGACTTGGAAGTATCGCCAAGTTCGGTACGTACTAGGTCAACTAGACTTTGTACGTTAGCCATGAATCCTCCATCGTATCTACGTCCTCGTGCTAATAATCTCGAAGTATTGCTATTTGGTCAGCACAAAAAGGGTACGCCTCACTCTAGGAGGAGGGCGGAAACTAGAGTGAGGCGTACAACTGTTGACGACTTAGTTAGGTCGCCAGATATACCCTAGACCTTCCAAATAGTCTGCTAAGTCACGAGTGACTGAGTATTTAACCCCAGCCTTAAATGAGAAAGTATTTCCAACTCCATAAGTCATCTCATCGATGTCTGTAATGGTACGGATGATTACCTTGTCATTTGCTAGTGATACGCCAACTTCTTGAATTTCGTCTAGAACAATTGGTGCGTCTGGTTTCTTTGGGTCGAATACGTCCCGTTCCAGACTCTCTCGCTCTAATTGCACGCTGACAGAAATTTCGTCCTGTCTCTTGCGTAACTCTTCTGCGTTCTTCTTTGTTGCTGCTTCTGCTGCACGCCCTGTTGCGTCAAGCGGACTTGTTGCTTTATTTGCCACGATGTTTTTCTCCTAACGATATTTTTGTAGTCGGAGAGCCTCAAAGAAGGAGTATGAGGCTCTCCGACCTGCTTTAAATTAAGCGGTGTAAACCTTGCAAATTGCTTGGTCTGTGATAACGCCAAGTCCCCAAATTGCATACCATGCAAGTGCGTGCTCACGACCGAAGTCAAGAACGCCACCATCGCGTAGTTCAACTGGAAGAGAAATAGCGTGACCGAATGCGTTGTCACCAATCATGATTGATTCGTAGACATCAGTTGCTGTTGTTCCTGAAGGAGCAGACTGTCCTGGGTTTTCTGGATTTCCACCAGTTCCTGGGCCAGTGTTAGCCTTTACTGGAACTTCAGTCTGGTCAGCAGGTGCACCAATGATGCTGCTGTAGTTAACAGCAGTTCCTGATGCAATCTTCTTAACCTGAGTTGTCTCGATGAATACTACGTCGTATAGACGACCGATTTCACCAAGCATGAAGTTTCCTGGAGCAGCGTACTTTGTAACTTCGATAAACTCTGGGTTTGAACGAATGTCACGTGACTGCTTTGGATTGATGAACATTACATAAGTCTCACCTAAGCGAGGAATGTTCTTTGAAGCAAGTGTCAAAGCAGCGTCCTTAACAGATGCTGTTGTCAACTTGTGGGCTGCTGTAACGCCAGCAAGGTTTGCTGCGACAGTTCCCTCGTCGTAGTTAGTGAATGCACCACCTGTGATGGCTGAGCGGTCGTAACCGAATACTGCAGAAGTTGCAGCACCGAGTGTGTTACGTGCTTGTACATCTAGGTATTGCGCCATGTGACGACCTAGTAGACGTGAGGCAGAAGCCATTACGTCATCGAATGAAGCGTTTAGAAGTAGTTCAGAAACGGCTACTGCGTAACCATGCTCTGCTACTGTGATTGCGATTTGCTCTGCTGTTAGAGCGTTTGTTGTAAGACGTACACCTTCTGTAAGTGGTGTTGGGTCTACAGCAAAGTTCTTGTAGCGGAGGAAGTTAACGCGAAGACCAGGAGCAACTCCTAGTTCGGTCTTCTTTACTGCAAACTGCTCAAAGCGAAGAATAGGCATCGCCTGGAACAGGATTTCTTTTGACCAGATGGTCTGAATGGCTGTTGAGAGAGCGGTGTTAGTACCTGAATAAGCCGTAGGTGCTGCTGCCAACTCTGATGAGCCAGTAATTGCTGATGCCATTTTGGAATCAGTCCTTTCCTGTTAGATGGATAGATGTTTGGTGTTACCCGAACAGTCCCTTACCGCGGTTGCTTGATGCTTCGCCAAGTAGTTTGGCTCTGTGCTTCGCATAGTCCGACAATGACATGTCCCGAATTGCATCGGGTGAGTACGAACGTTGGTCCGAATCTGTGTCCAGAGGTCCTGATGCAGGAGACGTAATACGTGTTCCTGCCATTTCCCTACGTGCACTGGACATAGCCTGTGCAGCAGAGTCGAGAATTCGAGCAGATTTATCTTTCAAACTTGCGATGCTCTGCTCTATTTCATCGCGGTTTTCTCCCTCAATCAAATCTATGAGTTCAGGGATGATGTTCTCACGCTCTGCCTCAAGTCTTTGTTGACGGAACTGCATTAATTCTTGGAACTGACGTTCTTGGTCTAGAAGTGCAAACGCTCTTTCTCTTTCAAGGCGTTCTGCTTCAAGTTGAGACTGGAATTCTTGCTCTTTCTTTGTAAGAAGAGCACGTACATCCATTTCTTCTTCTAACTTCTTTTGTGCTTCAGTAGCAATAGCCTGACGACTACGTTCTTCTTCTGCTGCACGCTCATCGCGCTCCTTCTTCAAGGTATTCAGTTCGTCTTTCAACTTTTCAAGTTGTGGATACAGTTTTGCTTTCTCTTGTTCACGAGCACGAACAATGTCGTCTTGTGAAAAGTTAAAAGTTTTATCCATATCCTGCATTTCCGAACTGTTTTCCACGAGAGACGGGACAACAGGTTCCGCTACTACTGGGTCAACTGTTTCTGTATTTTCCATGGGTTCACATTCTCTTTTCTTTATCGTTTTCCAAATGTAGATTTCTCTACGTAGCCGTTTGCATTACCTGCCAATTTCACACTATTAGTTGATAGTTGTCAGGCTAAATCAAGTTTTTAATTTGATTTGGTTATTGTCTGTCTACCGCTCTTCTTTGAGGAAGTTTGGTTCCGTAGGCTTCTGTTACGAGTTTCTCTCGTAGAGCAGCCTCCGTCTGGGAGCCTATTTCAGCAGTTTCCTGCGTAATAGGGTCTGCAAGGTTTTCAGGCGTTGGAGGCCCATCAACCTTATCTCCCATAATGTCTCCATCAGCCAACTGCGTTGGTTGGAGCGGAATAGCAGTATCGCCTCCAGGACCAGGCATCATGCCCGTCATATCCTGAATTTCTTTTTGAATTTGAACTTTAATAAGTTGTAAGGCTCCATCAGAAATTGCATCTTCTCGTAGTTCAGAACGAATCTCTGCCAACTTCTCTTCTGGGAATTCTTCACCAAGAGTACGAAGTGCACCTTCTTTAGACTCAAGGCCCATGCCAAGTTTAGTCTGAAGTTCGTTAAGAATAATCAATTTATCTAGTGGAAGAGGTTGTGGGAACTGTACGTGGTTCTGATAAGTAATGGAATCATTTGGGTCAAGTTTAACCATTTGACCTTCTTTAATCGGCCCATCTTCGTCAGGGTTATACAATAAAGTTTCAGGTTCTTTTAGAGAAAGAGTTAAAATTACAAGTTCGTTAATCGCTTCAATTCCAGCACCATATTGAGCAGTCTTTTGAGTCCAACGATTCATCAACGGCTGATACTGAATAGAAAGTGCTACACCAGAAGTATTAGAAATAGGCTGTACTTGACCAAGAGCAGTTTCTGGAATGTTCATCATTTCGTGCATTGAACGCTTTAAAAGTTCTAGGTACTTTAGTGCACCATCAATACCTGCTGCTCCGCCTTCAAGGTTAAATACTTGAGCATCTTTTGGAAGACCGCCCCAAACTTTCTTTGGTCCCTTTTCAAGGTTAGAAGCCTTTGCACCAACAATAACTGTTACTGGTGCTGAGTGATAGTTAATGATGTCGGCTACGTCTGTAGAAATTTCATTGTAAGAACGGTTGATGGTAATGATGTCGTGACAATCAGAAAGTCCCCAAGGAGAACCAGCAACTGGAATATTTGGAATATGCACTACGGGAATTAAACCCAGTGGATTTGGTCGTGAGTCAATTAACTCATCATTGATGTATTCTTCAATAACGTCGTCAGTTAAAATTTCAGTGTATGTAAATACTTGACGAGTTCCTTCTAAAGAAGTTCCCCAAAAACGGTACTTCTGCTTAAACCGTAGTAAACGGTTCCTATCATGT